GTTGCCGTTCTTATCATATTCTTTGATTTCTTTCATTGTGTTTTCCTGTGACGTAGGCTTCGCAATCTCGTTGCCGTTCTCGTCGTACCATTTCTCAAACCCCATCAGAGTCTCGGAAGTGAATCTCGTTGCCCTTCTCGTTGAACTCACGCCATGCCTCATACCCATTGGAGTTTCGGTAGTGAATCTCGTTGCCGTTCTCGTCGTACTCACGCCATTTCTCAAACCCCTCAGAGTCTCGGTAGTGAGTCTCGTTGCTGTTCTCGTCGTACTCACGCCATTGCTCAAACCCATCGGTGTCTCGGTAATACGTCAGGTTGCCGTGCAAATCGTATTCTTTGATTTCTTTCATATTATCGTCCAAGTTCAGGCCACACAACAATCGTGTCGTATGGCGCAGGGGTATCATAATGTACTACCCGTACAAGAGGAGTATGAATATTTCTATACAAGTAAACACCGAGGGGAAAAAGCAACAGTGAGACAATAACCCTTTTCATATATTAATTCTCCGGAGTTACTAGAACTTCGACAGGAACATCAAGCTTCGTATACAAATCCAAAAATGCAATCTTCGTCTCTTCATTGAAACGTGCGGTGCACAGCTCCACGGCCTTGCGGCGGTCCTTGAACATCGCAAAGGCATTCACAATATGCTCCAAGCGACGAGTGGAAATCAATTCATCCACGGCACCTTCCTTGTAGGTCTTGCGAATGATGTCAGCCCATGCAACCAGCTTATCCGCAAAATCTTCATCCACCGAATCCACTCGTTGCATCTTCTTCATCAAAATCTTTTTCTCAATTGCACTCGTCGGATACTCCTGCTCCACCGTAATCGCAAACCGCTCAAGGAAGGCATCATCAAGAATCTGCGCCGACATATACTTACCGTCCTCAGTTCCCTGACCCTTCGTGTTTGCCGTCGCAATAATGTTAAATCCCTTCGTCGGATAAATCGTTTCTCCGGTCTTCTTATTGAAGTAGTGCTTGCCTTCAAGTACCGCTTGGAGGCACATGAGCTTATTGGAGCCACGGTCGCACTCGTCGAGAATCAGAATCGCTCCACGGCGCATTGCCATGATGACCGGACCCTCACGATATACGACATTCCCATTCACGAGGGTATTTCCACCAATCAAATCATCCTCGTCGGTCTCAATGCTGATATTGACGCGAATAGCCTCACGCTGGAGCTTGGCGCATACCTGCTCTACCATCGTGGTCTTGCCATTTCCCGACATCCCCGTAATGAATACCGGATAAAAGTTATTCGAAGAAATGATGGTGCTCAAATCGCGGAAGAATCCGAAGGGAACGAAGGTCTCATCAACCTTCGGAATGATATCAGAGATAGTTGCAGGAGTCACGGTCTTAGCAAGGTTAATGGTATAGACGCCATGGCGAGCGCGATTGCTGGCATCGTTAAGGAAGGGCTGTGGGTTCACATCATACTGCTTCGCCAACTCCATAATTTCAGGACGCGAAAACTCGGTCTTTCCAGTGCTCACCAAAATGTCCTTCAAGTTCGTCGTGCTCATTTTTAAAGCTCCATGATAAAGTAAGTAATTCACTATGATATAAATCTAACTACGGGGTTTCCCTTTGTCAAGGGGGTCTAGCTGATTTCCTGAACAAATTGATTAATAAAAACTCGCGAGACATTCTTCTTTTTCTGCATCTTCTTAAATGCCGTCAGCAACGTCCTTTTGTTCTGTTTTCCATCGGTCACATAATCATCCATATTGGTATTTTCAATTTCCAATTCATTGGCAGGGAGCATGTAGAACACATCATATCCAGTATTTTTGATGCTGAAATACTTGTGCGCCACAAACTGCTCATTATACTGCTTTTCAAAATTCCCCGTTTGCTTCGTTCCGTAAAACTTGGAGGAGAGCTTTGCCCTGTTCATTCTTTCCATCAGGTAATATCCAATCACCTTCGACCCTGTCGCGTTCCTATACAATTCCAGCATGGACGAGAAGAAATCGCTGTGGGGCTTCTTTACTACTCGTTTCTTGGTAAGTTGGTCTTCCACCGTTACGACACCGCCCCACGGAATGGGGTGGGAGCCCCTGTAGGAGCCGTCTGTAGAATCCCCATAAATCTGGATATTGTCATACCCCTCGCCATCTGTAAGGAAAATCGTATTTAGAATTTCCACGTTCGTATTCTTTTTAAAATTTTCGGCAACCTGACGCAAGACCAACAAAGCATTCAACAGAGGAGTGCCACCCAAGCGCATGCTATGAGGTATCCGATACGACTGATTATCATAGCAACTGGCACATGTCAACAGCTTGCGAATCGCCTTATTAAAATCCGTAAGGGACATCTTGTGATGAAAAAATTGTTTCAGACGGAACGACTTTTCTTGAATGAAAATAGTGTTCGGCGCACATTCATTCCGCATACTCACATCGTCAGGAATTCCTGCCTTACCCATCTCAGACAAATTATTCACATCGCTAAAGCCATAAACCTCAAACGGAATGTTCGCCTTCCGACAAAACATGACCAACGTAATCATTTGATGAATCGTATCACCCATAATCTGGCTCATGCTCGATGACATGTCTAACACCATCAACATTCCGTGGTTCTTTGCATTCGGAACAATAGTCTTTTGCAAAAACAAATCTTCCGCGAACTTATACTTCCACACCTTCTCAATATCCAATTCTCCCGTAGTACTCACTCGTGCACGAGCAAACTGTTTGGCATTGCGACGAAGTTCAAACTCCTTAACCATTTGGAGCACGTAGCGATTATTATATGTCATGAACTTGTTATACATATCCGTGACCGCTTCCTCACTGACCGTACCCTCAAAGTTGATTTCATCATATACTACATGGGCAGGAATCACCCAATTTTTAACATCCAACTTCGGCCACTTGACATAGGTCGGGGGATATGCCTCCTCATCAATGAGCGTCTGAGCCTGTTGCTCGAACGCCTCTTGGGTGATGGAATATAGTACTTCCGAATCCTTCCACTCTTCCAACTGATGTTGAGTAGGACCAGACGGCTTGCGTGTATTTGCCGTCTGCTTCTGCTTCTGCTCCGTTGACTCTTCTGAGGTGGACTCCTCTGGAATGTACTGCTTGGAGTTATTATTGTCGTTTTTCGACTCCTGAGACTGCGTGTTGTCGAGTTGTCCAAGTTCCATCGCTTCGCCTTCACCGTCACGCTCACCAGAATCGTTAGAAGAATTTTGCATGTTCTCCTTTTCCATGTCGGCCATCTTGAACAATTCCTCGGACAGATTAATCACCTCAGACCACGTTTCGGCATTTTCGACACGAGTAATAAAGTCCTGTTCAGACATCGAAAAGGAAATATTCGTGCGCTCCCCCAACTTAAAGTGCAGGTTGAGGCGGTCCATGATGGGAAGCGAATTCATATCATTCCACTGTACCCCAAAGAAATTGCGCTCCACGAGAACACCGTATGCGTCAAACATCGGCTTCCGAAGGCCAGGGTACTTCCGCTTCATTTTCTTTTCGATACGCACATCCTCAATGACATTGAGAGGCGTCTTAAATTCCATGCCATACTCTTCTAGCGCGTCATTCCAGCCATTAGCGGGAGTGAACAGGGCATGACCCACCTCATGACCAATAAACAGGTCATAGAGGTCAGCCGTCATATCCTTCCAAATCGGAAGGACCAGCTTGCGTTCCCTTACATCGAAATACGGCCCAGAGACCTGCTGGTGCTCAACGCTGATATTCTCAGATGCGAGGAGCTTACCGAGCGTGGACTTCGTGGTGTCAAGGAATGTGTCAAGTGATTCGGACATGGTATTATTTTCTCCTCAAAAGGTATGAGTGTAATATATACCATGTCTTCTCACTTGTCAACCCCCCTAATCGCCTTTCTTTTTCTTAGGCGTGGTCTTGGGGTGTTTTTTGGTCTTGGCAGTCAGGCGGCGAGTCACTTCATCACCGGACATCCAAATATCCTTATTTTGTAAAATAGATTTAATCTCGTCAGCGGTTAGGAAGCCATTATAAACATCATTCCATAACCGCTCACTCCACTTCCGCTCATGAATGATATTATCATACATTTCGCCCCCCTTCCCAAAACTTGCAGAAGTATAGTTGTGGAACATGAACATGGAGTGCTGGCTAATTTCCCAATTTTTGGCAGAAAGGAAAATCAACGTAGCGGCACTCATACATGCCCCCTCAACGGAGGCGACGATATTGGCCTTACTTTCACCCATAACCCGCATGAACTGAACCGCCGTAAAAAGGTCGCCACCATAGGAGTTGATATGTAGGACAATCACATCGTTCTCTGAGGCATTGCGAATCGTCTCGAACCATACAATATATTCACTCGGTGTTTTCACTTCGCCTGATAAATAAAACTTATGGATTTTTGCAAGGGGACGGTCAATAAATTCACTGGCAGACATAAAAGACATTGATGGTTTATCCATAATATCGCGTAACCTCTAAGATTTTATCTATCTGTTTCTGAATAATGTCTGTACGGTTGGGCCAGTGAATATATTCTTTATCTGGATTTTTTTGAAGATTGTACAGAAGGGGCAATATCATACTTTCAATATCATGTAATTTTCCTTTCATTTCAGCCGTCAATAATTGCTTATGTTCTTCTACTAACAATTGAACATCGCTATTACTAATCTTCTTTTCTAATGAAGAGATTTTTTGTAGGAGTGCATCTTGAAACTCAGTATCAGTAGTAGACGGCTGATGCGCTACTGATTCAGTATCTTCGAAAGTAAAACCAAAATCAAAATTGTTATTTGCCATTCGCCATTTTCCGTAAGAGCTTCTTTCTTCGTTTCTTCCAGCGGTCTAACGTATACCGCAATTTAAAGAGAGAGGCGTGGTGGGTGAAATTGATACCTTCCATATGGTCATACTCATGCAAGACGACACGGGCAGGGATTCCATTGAAACTTGAGGCGGTACTTTCTCCCTTTTCATTCTGGTACTCCAGTGCCACAACATCGGGGCGGCGAAGCGTCAGCGAAAATCCAGGGAGTGACACACAGCCCTCTTCCATAACACAGATTTCCTTGCCGACACCAATCACATTTGGATTGAAGAATGCGTGGTGCTCTTTAGAATTTCCTATCACAAATACCCGATAGGGCAATCCGACTTGATTCGCAGACAATCCTGCTCCTCCAAGAGCCAGCATTTTTTCATACAAAACTTTGACGAGTTCTTCAGCCTTATCTCCATCTTTTTCAAAATCAAATGCCGGAGGTTTGACCAACATTCGAGGGTCTGCAAAAGGAATCAATTCTAGTTCTTCAATGTTGAAATGCATAGCGACCTCAAATATTTATTAGACGATAACGGAGAAATTCTTCTTTTTCGAGAATTTGATGATATTCGTGAATTTATCAAACAGTTGGTCTCCCTTATGGGAAATGACAAATACGTGGGTATTGTCGCCAATAGTATTCAATAATTCCATCACATACTCGGTAGCCGAGGCATCAAGGCTACTATCAAACACCTCATCCAGCATTAACAAATTGGTACTAGAACTATTTTTTAACTTGGCAATCTTACGCCATGTAAAGAGCAACGCCAAATCAATTCGTTGCTTTTCCCCCTCACTAAAGCTCTCATAACTAAACTCGTCACGATTTCTAGACTTAATCACTTCATTGAATTTCTCATCCAATGTGAACTGCACAAAGAAATCCATGGCTCGGAGATATTTATTCACCAACTTATTGATGACAGGCAGGTACTTCTTAATCACGCGAGTCTTAATACCTGAATCCTTGAGGAGCGTTGAGGCAACATCATAGTAACTACTAGTCTCATTATACTCGGCACGTTCCTTGATAATCTTCAACGTCTCTTTGGCAATATCTTTTAGTTTTTCTTTTTCCTGCTCAATGTTTCCCACCTTACGTTGGACATCGTTCTTTTCAATCTCTAGTCGCTGAATGAATCGCTCACTTGCACGGTTTTCATTCTCCAACTTATTTATCTCTTGATTTATGTCATCAATCTTTTTCATCGTCTTACGAATAGCGACTAACCGATTTTGCATCTCCTTCTCATTATTCCGAACATCTCGAAGCGTGTCCTCCAGCTTTTCTAGTTCAGTGTGATTTTCCGTGATGATGGTCTGCTTAAAATCTGGATTAATGATTTGTTTACACTTGGGGCAATTATCATTGTTATGATAAAATGCCACCTCTTTCTCGATTTTCTCTGAGGCGTGTTCACAGTTCTCAATATGTCTCTGTATCTTGTCAAGCGTATTGGAAACATCAGACAAATCCGTAATCGCAGTGGATAGTTGCTCGCGTTGAGCGACTATCTCATCATACTGGAGTTTTCGTTGAGTGACTTCCTCTACCATATCATGGATTTGCGTGTCAAGTGTTGCAATTTTGTTTTCACGGTCTTCCTGAAGCGTCTTGATATAGGTGTCTTGAGTCTCTGCCCTATTCTTGGCAATCGTAATTTTAGTTTCGGCCTCTTGAATACTTGATTTCAATTCAGAATTCTTATCCTTCAAGACAAGATTCATGGCGGTGAAAATCTTAATATCTAAGATGTCCTCAATCACCTCACGGCGTGAGGCCGCTGGCAATTGCATAAAAGGAGTAAAGGACGTTGACCCCAAAATGACAATCTGCGTAAACGACTTGTAATTCAGTTTCAGAATACCGTCCTCTAGCTGTGCCTGATAGTCACGGCTCGCGGCATCCTGATTAATCATGGTGCCATTGACCCAAATTTCAAATACCGCAGGTTTAATCCCACGGATAATCTTATACTGACTTTTGCCAATAGAAAACTCTAGTTCAACTACGCACTCCTTGTTGTTGATGCTATTCACCAACTGGGGCTTGTTGATATTCCGGTAGGGCTTCCCAAAGAGTGCAAAGCAAATAGCATCAAGCATAGTGCTCTTGCCACTTCCATTTTCCCCTACGACAAGGGTTGTGGGCTTTTCATTTAATTGTATTTCAGTAAAGGCATTTCCGGTGGAAAGAAAATTTTTCCATTTTACAGTCTTGAATTTTATCATGAGTCGAGATTCTGCGCCTCCACATATAACGTTCTCATCAAGGTCTTGAGCTTATCTTTATCTTTGTCGGAATGAATATTATCAATAAAGTCGGAAAGCATCGTCAAGGTATCCTCAATGTTCACCTCATCCGTCTCATTCATTGACACATCATATTCTGAGAGGTCATCCTCAATGGTCAATTCCAAGACTTCATTATCATACAGACCATCAATGAACTTATCAAACTTCACATAATTTGTCTTATTTACCACCACCACTTTCACACAAGACTTCCAATAGTCAGACGCTTTGAGCTTCTGGTCTTTCTTATCATCATAGTAAATCTTGTGAAAGATGATATTAGGATTTTCAATAAACGCGAGGTCATGCGTCTCCGTATCGAGAATATGAAATCCTCGTGGGTCATTATGGTCTGACCACGTAAACCCATAGGGGCTTCCAAGATAGTAGATATTATCATCGGTACTCCGATGATGAAAATGACCTGTCAGCACCATCTCAAACTTCGAGAGCAGAGTTCTGTTAAGACCCCCATGATTCTTGGTACCTAAGAACATATCAAAGCCATCAATCTCAAAATGCCCAAGGCATAGGTCAGCGGGGGTTTCCAGTTCTTGAAGAATTTGTTCTTCGTTTTTCGCACACATCCACGGCACAAACAAGTATTCTTTGCTCCCAAAGGGAAGACGAACAGGGGATTCTAAAATCGTGATATTCGAATATTCCCGTAATAACAAATTAAGGGAATTCACCTCATTTGTATTCTTATAGTAGGTATCATGATTTCCAGGAATGACCAGCATATCAATGCCACGCTCTCGCAACTTCTCAAAGAAATATGACTTGCAGGAACGCAACACACTGAAGTTGATATATTTGCGTCGGTCAAACACATCTCCGAGATGGAAGATGGTTTTGATTTCATGGGCATCCAAATAGGGAAAAAATACCTCATCGTAAAACTTCTGAAAGAAAGTATCAAAATGAGGAGAATCATTTCGTGCCCCGAAATGTGTATCTGTGATTATCGCAATCTTCATGCGTTGTTTGGCAATATCGTCTCCGGAACATTGTCCGGATAATTCACGCTTTTCTTGCTCTGCGGCTTAATTGACACAAACACTAATTTGACATTTTCTTTGGTGTAGTGCTGGAGCATGGATTGCACATCATCAAATACTGTTTTTGCCAAATCCTTAAAGGTGACTTGGGGAAGTACGCGAAGTGTGCATGCCCCATCTTCTTCCAACTTGGTAAAGAGTGGAAGGCAAGGGTCATCAGATGCCACAATCGTGGTATGACCGAACAGAGTCGAGAGATAGGTGAGAATAAATTCCATATCTGAAAACGTATATTCTGCATTTACAATCTCGAATCCAAAAGAAAATCCAAATGCATAGCCGTGAAGTTGTGAGTCAACCGTATCCTTTTTCCACTCACGAAATGCACAGGTATACCCCTCTGGTGTATTATAATTGTTGGTCGAATAATATTGAATCATGATAACGGCCTCAGTTAAGGAATATTGCTAATAATAATCACCTACGCAGTTCATGTCAAGCGTCTGACGCAACATCTAATCCAACAATAGGCTCGTCAAAATATTTTGGTTTTCGTGTCACACCCTTCTTTTCTTTCTTGGTATCTATCAATTCCTTGTGGGCGGTATCTGCCTGTTTCTTTAAGAAATCGATAAAGGCGTTGGAGTATTCGCTATCATCATGGGCCTGAAGAATGATGGAATCCAAATCCAAGGATTCGATATACTTGTATTTGGTTTGCATCTGACGCTTTTCTTTCTTGATACGACGAACAAACGCATAAAAAGAAATTTGCGTAAAATAGGCAAATGGATTTCTTGTCTTATTCGAATCAAAATTATGCATGTAGATGAGGCAGTTCTCAATCGCATCGAGAATCATATCTTCTCGAAAGCTATAATTGATGAAGTTGCTTTTGTATGCTAGGTGATTCGCAATTTTGATGAAACAGTCCCCAATATAATCGGTGACTTGGGGTGGCTCTTCGCTATTAAGCTCGGCACGTTTTACGTCTTCCTTATAAGCAATAAGGGCATTTAAAAAATCGGTGTTGTTTACATAATGCTTATTATTGGAATTATCCTTTTTGGGTCTCGGCATCACAGTCTCCTTGAAAATGCAGGTCATTATCAATATCAATTATTCGTAAGTCTCCGTGTGCGACTTCTCGAAGTAAATCATCAGCGGCATCTGACCGTTCGTGCTTATCGCGGGTCTCTTGGGCTTGTTGCAAATATTGTACATACTGTCGTTTTACGTCTTGCTTGATGTTACCAATCGTTAACACAATATCCACGTTCAAAATAAAATCTTCACTATCACTCAATCCAATCCACGGTCTCATCAAAAATGATTCTGAAAGCACCTGTCCTTGTCTTACATTCTCTTTGTGAGGAATGACTTGAACGGGGTCATTGATTTCGATATGGGTCTGTGTGGTAATCGATGAGATGGTGCTGTTCATCTTACACAGAATGGTTTCCCCCGTCTTGAGTTTTACAATTTTGAAATTCGAGGTATTATCCATGAAGAGGAACAGTTATGAGTTTGTACTTGAAGCCTTCTTCGTTGTATATCTTAATACGTTCTATCATGTGTAAGAGCGTGTAGTTCTTATGGGAAAGCCACGACAAGTTATCGGCAATATCATACAAACGACAGCTTTCTTTCTCTTCACCCTTTCTTAGCCCACGCCCAATGGATTGTAAATTCCGAATACGGGATTTGTTTGGGGAGGCAAAGATGATGTTGTGAAGATTCCTAATATTTATGCCTGTTGAAAAGGTGCCATAGGACGCCACAATGATGGCATCGTTCTGGGTTTCTGTAATGGCACGAATATCCTCACGCGCTTCCGCATCTACCGCTCCATGAACAAAGAAGAGCTTGCGGTTCCCTTCAATCTTTTTCTCTAACATCTCATGTAAGACTTTTCCGTGTTTTTCAACATACTGGAAGAGCACCAACGTATTGCCCTTTTGGTCAGCGGCAAGGTTCGTGATGAACTTATTGCGCTTCGGGTGCGTGACCAACCAATCAATTTCTTCTTGATAGGTGTATTTCTTGGACAGCTTTTTTTCTTCATCTGAATAGTCTAACTGCAAACACGTAATCTTTAGATGTGCCAATTGCTTGGTATCCATGAGCTTCTTGGTGGTCGTGACTTTATTAACTGCACCAAACAGCCCCTCTAGAACAAGGCGATGGGTCTTGGTGCCATCCAGCGTTCCTGTCGTGCCAATCTTAAAGGGTGCATTCACACACTTATGTAAAATCGCAGTGAGGGACTTGGACTTAAATAAATGTGCCTCGTCGCCATAGACCACATCAAAGTGTTGAAAGTATTCCTTCGGCATCTTGTAAATGCTTTGCCATGTTGAAATGACAATTGGAATGGAGGTAATCTTTTCTTTACCGGAATAGATACGCGCACAATTCTCAGAGACTTTCCAATCGGTCTCGGAGGCATAATCCGCAAAATCTCCATAGAGTTGCTCCACAAGGGATGTGGTTGGCACAATGATGAGTTGGCGGCGTCCATGCTGTTGATGCCAGCGCATCAAGCTATAAATGATGAGACTCTTTCCACTTGCCGTAGGGGACAAGAGCAGCGTCCGATTACGGGTCAGGGTATCGCGGATGGCGGTCATTTGATAATCACGGATTTGAATCGGAGACTGTTTAGAGTGCACGTTCAAGCCTTGAAGAAAACTATCTAGCATATCAAGGTTATCCATTTTCTCATGAATCGTGTTGGTCAGCGTATAATCCCGCGCCTTACAAAATTCTTCAAGATAGGTTAGCAGTCCGACATAGAGTTCTCTGGCAAAGGTATTGAACAAACGAATCTTACCATCCCAAAACTTTGCCCGATACTGGGGCGTGAACTGCGCTCCAGGAACCATGAATGTGAAAAATTCACTTATCTCCAATAAGATGCTTGGGTCAGCATCCACGTGGAGATAGACATGATTTTTATGGGAGACGGTAACCGTCACATCCCACCATGAGTAAACTTTTCCCACTCAATCGCAGATTTAATATCCCATGTGCGACTATTGATACTTTTCAAAATACTTTCTAATTGAAACGATATTGCTCTAAGATATTCGAGCTTATCAACTTTCAGAATCATATCCTCGTCCGAATTGATGATATCATCCATCTCATTCTTCAGGGGACGATTGTTGAGATATTGTTCCCATCCCAACTGCTCCAATTCTTCTTTGCTAAGTTCCCCACGATAGTAGCGGGTTTTATTTTTTCGTAGATACAAGAAATCGACCTCAGCTTTACGAAGCTGAAGACGAACTGAAGATAAGAGATTAAGATATTTTGCGTGAAGTTCTGGAACTCGTGCGGCAGAGCGTCCAAGATTAGTTTGGTCAATCTTACAATCTACTTCCCACATGTCTTGTATGTCTTTCAATTTCATTGCGTTACTCCATTAATGTATCATCATGTAATATATCATCTTACACATAAAATGTCAATACTATTTTGACATGGTTTCAATCGAAAATACTTGATATTTGAAGGTTGCCATAGCGGTCAAATATTGTGTTTGACCAGAGGAGATATCAAACTCCGCGCTTGTCAAATTGATAGGAAAACAATTTTTGAAATTAATAGCCGCCGTGGGATTATTATCCGAGTTCAAAATCAATAGGGTAGCATCACTAAATTCCGTCATGTCTGTACTACGCGCCACGGTTTGTATTCCCCCAACACCAACATCCCCATTATTGATTTGAGGATTGCGATAGGCTTGACTTTGGAACCGTTGACGAAACTCACTATAGTCATCAGGAAAGCCGAGCGAGATGAGCCAATTGTAAAGTTCCACATAATTGGCCATGTCTTCTTGAATTAAGAATTTGATGGTCAACTCACCAAAATCGAGCTTTTCCCCTGGGCGAGGGATATCAACAAAGGGTGTTGGTTGTTTTGCGACACCAAGTGAGACACTCGGAATGTTTGCCGATTGACAAAAATAGGCAACTTTAGGCAACCCTTGAATAAGAAACCGGAACGCCGTAGGACGGAGATAGTTGAGTTGTTCCGGTTGCTTATTGTCCCATTGAAGTTCTGAGATATTGGTTATCATATTATTTTGGTAAAAGTCATAGCTTGACATCCACTTGACAGGAGTGTATAATTACTATGTGGTGGATGAATGGATAATTCTATATAACCTATTTATATGTCTTTAAGTAACTCCAAAAGAAAATACCGCCAAAGAAAAAGGGAGAGTCCGGTTAAGGAACTCTCCCCTTTCTTTTTCCTACGTCTCTATCTTAGAGAAGGTTCGTAACCTTCATGCGGCGATAGTAGTGGTTGACACCAGCCGTGAATGTATCTTGGTCAGGTGCTCCAGTTTGGAGACCGTTCGTTGTGACGAATGGGTTTGAAACCATGCCATAACGGGTCTTGAAGCCAATCTTCGGTTGGAACGTGTTCGGGTCGATTGCACGAACCATTTGGAGCGGCACGTATGGGCAGTAGAAGATACCTGCGTCATAAGCACTCGTTCCCTTGTAACCAACCACGAGGAACTGTGAGGCTGAGTTGACGTTCGCTGAATATGGGTCGATGTAGACCTTGAAGCGTCCGTTCAATACACCAGCGAATGTGTTGCCTGTATCGTCTGATGAGATGCCGTCATTGCTGTTCAATGCTGGCGTGTAGTCAAGCTTACCAGCCATTGCTAATGCGGCGGCAACGTCTGACGAGCAAACTACGAAGTTACCACGGCCACGACGAGTCTGCTGCGCGATAACGTTAGCGTCACGCTCGATTTGGAACATCAAGCCCTTGAAGCGTTCCACTGACCAACGACCGTTTGAATCAACGTCAAGGTCGAATGTGCCTGGGACTGCGGTTGAAGCGGCACCTGACTTGGCAACGGTGTAGATGGTACGGATAACTTCACGGTTGATTTCGGCAAGAATTTCTTGTGACAAGATATTCGCCAATTCGCCTTCTGCATCAAGACCATGGATTGCCTTCAAGTCTTGTGCCAATTCGACGGTGTATTCGGCCTTCAAAGCGCGTGACTTTGCGGTGACCGTGGTCTTCTCGATTGAGAAAGCCATTTCGTTCAATGCGGTGCCATTGCCGAATGCTTCTGCATCAGCCGTGTCACGTGCGCCATTGAATCCGTATGTGCCTGATACTGGGTTCGTGTTGAACGAGCCAGCAGCACCTTCTGAACCAAGGTATCCAGCCGAGAAGCCTGTTTCGGCTTCGTTGAACAACGCTTCTGAGCCACTTTGTGTCTGGTAACGTGACTTCATCGCGAAGATTAAGCCTGTCGGACCAGTCATTGGCTGAACGCCGCACACATCATACGCCATCAAGTTCGGCAATGAACGACGAACTAATGAGATGAGGATTGGGTTGTAGTTGTCGATACCGCCGCCAGCTACTGAGTTGTTCGGGACTGTTTCGTGAAGAGCCATTGATTCTTCGCGAAGTGCCTTTTCTTGTTGTTCAAGAACGACTGCTGTTACTGCGCGCTTGTAAGCGTCCTTGATTTGTGGCAAGTCGGCGTGGTCAAGTACTGGTGCCCACTTTGTTTGAAGATGTTCTGATAAAAACATTTACGTTCTCCTTTTTTAGTTTATAACTGTTTAAACGTTACTATTATTTATACAACTGTTATTTTCCAAAACTTGTACGACCTAGCTGTGCGGCATATTTAGCAACCAACGAATCGGTTTCCTGCATCACGGTGCCCTCTTCAATCATTTCTGAAGCAGTACCGTTCTTGGGGAAGTAGTTGTTTTTGATAACCGACAATTTTTGTTGAAAAATGGCGGCATTTTCAAAATCTACATCTTCCACTAATCCACGAAGCTTTTCAACCTCAGTTTGTGCCAAATCTGCTGTTGCCTTGGTAAATACAGCTTCACGTGCCGATTCGTCTAATTGAGACTTGAGTTCGATGTTTTGTGAAATGGATTCATTGATTTGTGCATTCAATGATTCGATGGCTTCTTGCATTTCGCCAAGGACATCATACTTTTCTTCTGGAACTTCGATATAATGTTCCTTGAACAATACCTTGAGTCCTGCAATGAAATCTTCGGTGACTTCAGCGCGGAGCCCTTCTTCAATAGCGACTTCGTTTTGTTCAAGCCATTGTTCTGAGAGGTAGTTCATGTAGGAGTCCACCTTATCCATCAATTCTTCGTGCATTTCGGCAACGATGGCTGAGGCTTCTTCGGCTACGATATCTTCCAATTCTTCGATTTCGTTGGCGACACGAGCGGTCACTACGGCTTCGAATAATGAGGCAGCTCTGACTTTGAAGTCTTCAGAAAGGTCAGCTTCTGATGAGAAAAGGGTTTCTACATCATGGGCTAATTCTTCTTTCATCTTCTTCATCCATGCGGCTTTCTTGGAATGCTTCTTTTCCTTTTCTTCGTCATCCTTCTCGTCTTCATCTTCTTCTTCTTCGTCGTCTTCCTTGCTCATTTCGACCAATTCGAACTGAGCTTGTTCTTCAGGAGACAAAGTTTCGAATTCTTCTTCTGAGATAAAGAATTCTTCGTCTTCTTCAATATCTTCATTGTGCATAACATTACCAACACGGTTGATGATGGACGGGTCAAGTACGGTACTGTAGTTTTTTGCATCTCCAGCACCATTACCAACTCCAAGGGTCATGTCTTTCTTCATGAGAGCAGATTGGGTCTTCCCCTGTGTATTTCTGTCATCATGCGATTGCACGGCGGCGTCTTCTGATGAACCTTGTTTCATGGGCTTGTCTTCCTTGGCCCCTGCACCAGGCTTCAACACATTGGCACCACTTTTTACGGCATTTCCTGCCTTTGCGCCTTTATCTAACATCTCAAACCCTGGCTTTTGTGACGAACCTTGCATCATTGGTTCTGTTTCCTTTACGGCACCGGCGCCTGGATAGTCTTCAGATAAAGATTCTTTCTTGTTCAAAAAATTGCGAATCTCGTTTTCTACTGACATGAATGTGTTCTCCTATATAGTGTTACAAAATTTCTACCTATTATTTATACAACTTATTTCTTTGAAAGGGAGCTGAGGAAGCTTTCGAATACCCTCATTTTTACTTCTTCAAGTTGCTGGCGGCTGGTTGACTCAATAAGCTTTTTGGTTTGTTCCATGTTTTGGTAGGTCCATGAGCCATTGACAAACATCCATTCTTTGTTTTCCATGATTCCTCGGACAAACGCATCAGGGGCCGAGGGGTCAGCCACAATGTCTGCGGCGGTTGCTAAATAGAAATCATTTTGTACTTCATTGACGCCCTCATTGTTCTGAACAAGAGTTCCCATCCCACGGGAAGATACTCCTAGCTTGGCACCCTCATCCAACAGATTCTTGGCAATCTTCCCCATCGGGGTATCCATAATCTTTGCCTTGCCGATATAATTATCTCCGTTTTCTTTGAGCGAGACAATCATATGGGAAACACGGTCAAGATTAATACTCGGTCCTTCTGGATGTCCCAACTCACCAAAGGCTCGCTTACTGTCTACATATTCCTTGACATAGCGGGAGACTTCTTTGTTCATGATGTGCTTGGGATAGACACGCCCATTCCGATTTTTGATATTACTTTGAAGGAATACTCCCTCAATGAAATAGTTCTTGGCGCTCTCTGGGCCTTCTGATATAAATTCTACTTCTTCGACTAATTCAGAAATCAGTTTCATGAGAAACTCCTAGAGATTTTGGTTTAAGTGTTGTTCATCGCCCCAACCAGAAATCTTCATAAATTCGATGATAACGGTACCACCCGTAGATGGAGTAGTCACGACGATACTAGAGCCATTCTGTCTGTTGTCGTTATACCCGTTCATTTGTAAATCGTAGACACCGGCGAGATTCCATAGTACTGCGCTATTGCGAGTAATTGTCGCAGGGGTAGTCCCAGGAACTGACCACTGTATCGCTCGAATATTTACTTTGGGGGAACTTGGAGTTTGATTTGCCGTTGCTAAATCAACAAGCGCAATTGTTTCTGTTAAACTGTTACCCGACACTGCAACTACTGTGTGAATGGGTGTGTTTTTTAATATGGTGTATGCCATTTATACTATTCCTTTTCTATTGTAAATACTTGAGCTTGTATAACGTGCCATTGATTAGTTCAACAACATTATCAATCTGATTTTGAATATATGAATCTTGGACTAATTCTTTGCGAAGACTCTCAACCATGGTATCTAAATTGGTGAAATAGGCAATCACTTCTTCTTTTGATGCTTTCTCAATGATGGTTGCGGG